TACNANTTTANTTTAGAAATATTATAAAGGAACACGGTTAATAGCCGTACCCAATGGTAAAAATGCAAAGGATTGGACAATCCGCAGGAAAGCTCCTAAAATTAAAGGAGATTCTTCAGAGACTAAATGAAAATGGGCGAATTGTATTCGCTTAAGATATAGTCCGGCTTTTAGTGAAAACTAAAGGATAAACCGATGGAGCTCAGGATATTTACCTTACTGGTGGAAATTGCCAGAGAAAGTAGTCAATTAAAATTGTTACTACTAGTGAATTTAATTTATATTAGATTTGCGACACTTTCAAATTGCTGGGACACCCTTAGAGCTAAAACTACCAAGGATATTTGAGAAATCTATATCTGGCCAAGATAAAACTTGGGTAGTGGCGTAAGCCACAAAGAAATTTAAACTGCAAATGTTAAATTTCTTTCGGTGATAATGTTTTAGATTGGGCAATCAGCAGCCAAGCGCCCTACCAAATAATTTGCGGGCGAAGGTTCAACGACTAAATGTTAGTGGGTGAAATTTAAATTTTGCTTAAGATATAGTCTAGTCCCTAATTTCCATATAGAAATTTAAATACATCGAAAGATGGGGTATATTACGAATCCTCAAATTACTTTTTTCAAAGTTGTCTATCGGAGACATACGAATTTTGCCATTGAATCTATTGAACAGACCTTTAATGGAACTGTAGATTTCGGTCGCAAAGTTTCTTGCACCGTTTCTCGCAACGGTGATCTTATTCACAAGGTCTACCTTCAAGCTGACCTTCCAGCATTGGGTCACGCTAGCAGTATTAACTGGTATCCTTATGTTGGTCATAATTTGATTGAAGAAGTTTCTATTGAAATCGGAGGTCAAACTATTGATAAACATTATGGTTCTTGGTTAAACATCTGGAACGAACTTACTCAAACTGCTGAAAAGGAAGATGGTTACAAGACTATGGTAGGTAACACTGCCCTTTTAACATCAACTGATGCTGGTAGCCCAGATAGCACCCCAGCTACTACTCTTTACATTCCTCTTCAATTCTGGTTCTGCAGAAACCCAGGACTTGCTCTTCCTCTTATTGCTCTACAATATCATGAAGTCAAGTTCAACATTACATTTGCTTCTTTAACTAGTCTATGTGATGCTACTTCAACCGGAAGTCCTACTCTTAATGCTTCATTGTATGTTGATTATATCTATCTTGATACTGATGAACGTCGTCAATTTGCTCAAGTTCAACACGAATATCTCATTGAACAATTGCAATACACTGGAGCTGAATCAGTTGGATCTGGTGCTGTCAAGAGCAAGCTTGCTTTGAACCATCCTTGCAAGGAACTTGTTTGGGTTGTTCAACCTTCTACAAATACTAATCCAGCTGCATTCGATAACGATGGTGCTCAAACCGTTACCAGTGCTAAACTCCAACTTAATGGTCAAGACCGATTTTCAGAAAGACCTGGTGCTTACTTCAATCTTGTACAACCATACCAACATCATACCAACATTCCATCTGTTGGTATCTATGTTTACTCATTTGCTCTTAACCCAGAACAACATCAACCAAGTGGCACGGTTAACATGTCTCGTATCGACAATGCTACCCTTCAGCTCACCACTGCTGTTGCTGGATCCCTCAAGGTCTTTGCTGTGAACTACAACGTGTTTAATTTTTGGACACAAAAAGTAAATCGAGAAATTGATTTGCTAGTGGAATGTTTTTGACTATGTCAAAGATATTTCGCGACACTTTCAAACTGCGGGAACCTCCTTATAGCCTTCACTACCACTTTTATTTGGAAACATTTAAAAGGATCTCGGTTAATAGCCGAACCCGATGGTAAAAATGTGAAGGATTGGAAAATCCGCATCCAAGCGCCCTACCAAATAGTTTATAACTATTTGCGGGCGAAGGTTCAACGACTAAATGTTAGTGGGCTAATTCGTACGAATTTGCTTAAGATATAGTCTAGCCCCTTTTAAATTCACCGAAAGGTGGGGTATTTGCGAAGAATTATGGCTGGTGAACTACCCTCCTCACGCCAGCAAGAGTATATTCATAAAAAGAATATGCTAGTAGAATGTTTTTGACTATGTCAAAAATATTTTGCGACATTATCAAACTGCGGGAAACTCCTTAGAGCCTTCACTACCACTTTTATTTGGAAACATTTAAGAGGAACTCGGTTAATAGCCGAACCCAATGGTAAAAATGTGAAGGATTGGACAATCCGCATCCAAGTTCCTTACTGTCTTTTGACAAAGGAAAAGGTTCAACGACTAAATGGTAATGGGCTTAACAGCTTAAAATATAGTCTAGTCCCAATCTGAAAAGATGGGTATTAACGATGGGAGGCCTTGCTTACTCCAATTAAGTAAGCAAATAGTATCATACTTTATGATAAAACTTATAAAAACATTGAATTTTATTTAAAATATTAAATAAAAACAATCAAAAACAATATGGATACAAGTGAGAATTTTAAACAGTATTTATCAGGATTTTTTGACGGAGATGGTTCTATAACTGTAGAAAAGATGAAAAACATATTTGAAGTCATAAAGTATTAGGTATTGTAAATATTAGAACAAGTATAATGAATTTTGATGAAGATGAAAAGGTAGTACGTACTACGTACTCATCAAATAGTGGAAATCCAGACACTATATTTCTAAGTTCACAAGGAGTTTATCGTTTACTTTACAACTCAAAAAAAGAAATAGCTAAGAAGTTTAGAAAATGGGCAGGAAATATTCTTGACGACATTATATTTAATGAAAGTGATGAATTGAAACTTCAAATAGAAAATCAAAAATTATTATTGGAACAAGAAAAAGAAACTAATAAAACTTTAACAAAAGCATTAAATACTAGATCACTTTATAATAATCATTATTATAGATATATTAGTAATAAATTAGAATGTTAAAAACCCGAACACATGTGTAATAAAAATACTAAATAAAAATACTAAATAAAATCGCAAATTATACTATTACCATTTGGTTTACAAGCAGTTCCGCTTGCACAATCCCTGTATACCCACGAATCATATACGCACGTATCAAACCCTGTACCGCTACAACTCATTTCTCCTGAATTACAAGAAGATGATTTACTATCATCCTTGTTATCTCTATTTTCATCGTCATTTTCATCGTCATCACATTTAACTTGTTTGTTAGTTGGTCGTATCTTAGAAGGTAGTATTGGTTGTTTTGTAGGAGTTGGTTGTAGATATGTTACAGATGGCACAGATGGTACAGATGGTACAGATGGTACAGATGGCACAGATGGTACAGATGGTACAGATGGCACAGATGGTACAGATGGTACAGATGGTTGTTGATTATTCTTTTGTATATTTTTCGTGTTCTTTTTACCGTATTTTATGTCTTTTCTAGAAGCTAATAGATCTCTTCCATCTATTGAACTCGGGGAATCGGGTTCCCATTCTGGAACTTTGGGATATCCAGGTAAATTGACAATTAAAAGTTCTTTGCCTGGAATTTCGGGATTGTTACCATTTGTATTAACTGTAATATCTGCACATTCCATATAATATTCTCTATTACCTATTCTATTAATCCAAGTCCAAAAAATGGTCATACCACCTCCTTTAGAATTTTGTGGTAAATCAAAAGAATAAGATTTAGTATCTAATAAACAATTGGCAATAACAGTTCTTAATACAACAAATGTTTTATCATCATATGAAACGCCAAATTGACAATGTCCACCACCGTGCACAGCAGTTCCTTCTAATGTAACTGTTAATTTAGAATCATTAAAAGTAGCTACTGATGGACCTTTTGGAAATCCTTTACAAGGAAATGTAAAATGATCATCTGTTACTAGTAATGGTGATCTTAAATTGTAATTTACTAGTCCCGAATCTAGGTAATATTTACTTAGTTGATTTCTTCTTGATGGTGGAAAACTCAATGAGATATGTGCAATGCACGTTTTTATTAAAAATAATAATAATAATATTTCCATTTTTATTATTAAAATAAAAATATTTTTAAATTCTTTTCAAATTTGATTAAATACATAAAATAAAAGGATCATCAGTTAAAAAAAATTTACCACCTTCTACATAACCGACTCGTTCTAAAGAATTTGTATCATAGACAAATGAATCATCGGTATAATAAAATGTATCTTCTATTAATGTTTTATTTAATTTAATCTTGTCGATATTTAAATTATTTTTGTTGTCATTTTCAATAACAAAAAGTACATCTGGTTGTTTAGATGAACCAATTGTTTGTTGTCGAAATGCTAAATAACTATGCGTTTTACAATATTCTGATGCATCTTGTGCTTTACGACAACACTTGTTACCATTTTGTGAAATACCCTTGCAAATAACATCTTCACGAGGACCTCCTAAAAGTGATAAAAAACGATTCAAAATTATAGCCTTTTGCACTTGTGTACTTGTATCTTTATAATGAATATCATATTCTAGAAATAAATTGTCAATTATAACAGTAATATCCTTTTTATATGCTCTTTCAAAACTACTTGGGATATTACCTATTCGTTTATGCAAACGTTCAAGTTCCATTATCCTATTTTTCTTTCTTTTTTATATCTGCAAAAATATTTTGATTTTTTTCAAAACTTTTAATTTTATATTCGGATTCTTTATTCGTAAAGGGCGTTGTTAGTATTTTTTGAAATGACAAGTCCAATTCACTAAATGAATTACCTTTTTCAAGATGAATATAATATGAATAACATAATCCTCTTTTGTCCATTTCTGTAATTAAAACGACAACGACATTAGTCTGTTCGTTTATAAATAAATTTAAAGTATTTTTCTTTTTAGAATATTTTATTTCAATTCTTTCACATTCTAGTTCTCCTGAATTATCTATTGATGAAACTGATTCCATTTTTATATAATTAACTTGTTTAAAACTAATATCGAAATGTAATATTACTGTATTATTCGAAATTTCATATGAATTGATTTTCATAATCCTTGTTTATTTAATTGTAAATTATGTTTAAATAAAGTAAATGTTTCTAAAAATACATAAAAAATTGAAATTTTAACAATAATAAATACAAGTAAACAATGATTAATTTAAAAATATATGTTGATGAAAATGACAAAGAGTATGATATTTTAATAGGACAATCGCAAGGGGAAAATGATGCTATAATAAGATCAAGTAATCAAAACGATACTTGGTTTCATTTGGACAAAATCAGTGGACCACATATTATTTTTCAAAACAATGGTGACAAAATACCTAAACGTTATTTTAATCAAATAGCTGGTATGTTTCCACAATACAAATCTAGATTGTCTAATCGTTATTCTGTTATATATACAGAACTAAAAAATGTAAAACTAACCATTACCCCTGGACAAGTAAATGTATCAAATACAAAAATTATCAAAATTTAGTTTAAAATTATCAAAACTTTTAAATTAAATATGTTGGGTGAAATATTATCTTGGACATTTAGTACAATTTCTAATATTGCTTGGTTATTTGTATTCCTTCCACAATTAATGGAAAATTACAATAAAAAGTCATCAGATGCGGTTAGTTTTTACTTGATAGCGCTATGGTATATCGGAGATACACTTTCAGTAGTTTCTGCAATTTATAAATCAATACATCCAGTTCTTATATATACGGGCACTTATCATATTATTTTTGACGTGATATTTCTTATACAAGTAATATACTATAGATTGCCTATGTGGCGTTATTCAAATGCCACCAGCGATACATACCTTACAAGATACCCACTTCTTTTGGATGAAACACTTTATAGATATGATTCCATGTTGTATTATGCAAAAGATGTATTATTACTTCACGAAACTAGTTTGTTACTTGGTTATTCTATATTATTATTATTATTATTATCAAGTCAAGCTATATTCGAATTATTTCCACATATTATTGTAGGTGATATTTTTGCTTGGACATCTACTGTAATATTTTTTTTATCAAGATTACCACAGATTTTATTAAATTACAAACGTCGTAGTGTTGAGGGATTGTCATTTACAGCATTTGTAAATATTATAATTGCAAATCAATTATTCCTTGCATCTATCTTGGTAAAATTAATAGATATAGACGATTCAAATCGTGTAAAATATATTGTTAAAAATATTCCGTGGATTGTAGGATCATCTGGAACAACGTTATTTGATATAATTATATTTATACAATTTTTTATTTACAAATAAATAAAGAATATCAAGTGTATAAATTTCAATTATTTCATAGATTGTGTATATTTTATTTATTGTATATATTATATACAATAAACGCAATAATGAGTTTAAATATAATATTCGATTACGAATTTGTTTTTAATACAAATGATATAAATATTAATTTCGATACAATTTACAACCAATGTACTTTAGAAGATCCATCTGGAAATAGACGGGAATTAATCTATGACAAATGTTTAGAAATATTACAAGTTTTAACAAGAACACCAGGAATTCACATATGTGCATCATTTGTTAATTATAATAATCAACGATACAAAGTAACCATTCGTAATATGTCATGGACTGGTGACACCTAGTGATCAACCTAGCGACACCTAGTGACACCTAGTAATCAACCTAGCGACACCTAGTAATCAACCTAGTAATCAACCTAGTAATCAACCTAGTAATCAACCTAGTGACACCTAGTAATCAACCTAGCGACACCTAGTAATCAACCTAGCGACACCTAGTAATCAACCTAGTGACACCTAGTAATCAACCTAGCGACACCTAGTAATCAACCTAGTGACACCTAGTGACACAAAGTAATATATGCATTATTTGATTCTTTGTTTTTATTCTTTTTATTTTGTATATTTTGATTATTTTATTTTATTATATAATAATATAAACACAATAAACACAAAAATGAGTTTGAACACAATATTTGATTACGATTACGAATTTGTATTTTTCACAGATGATATAACAGATATTGATAAATTTGATATTATTTATAATCAATGCACGATAGAAGACCCGTCTGGAAATAGACGCGCATCAATTTATGATAAATGTTTACAAATTTTACAAATTTTATCTATAACAGCAGGGATTCATGTGTTCGCATCGTTTGTTACTTATAATAATACACAATACAAAATAACTATTCATAATAAAACTTGGGGTCTGGCGATATAATACCTTAAATAAATTCGTAAATAGATTATTGCAATATATTATTTTATTTGTATATATTATTACAATATATTATATTAAATGCAAAATCTACCACCTGAACTTGTTGAAGAAATATTAAAAAAACAAGATAGTATAAAAGATATTACACGATTATGCAATAGTAATTCTAAAAATAAAAATATATGTGAAAATTATTTTACACACGAAATTAAAAGCAAATTTAATAGTTCAGTACAAATATTTGCAGAATTAATTATGAAATTTAATATAATTGAAATAAGATACGCTGGGAAAACAAGATTTGCAAGAAATGCTGGATCACAAAGTGATTCGTTAATAATTAAATCGCATAAAGTATATGGTAATAATCTATTTATGAAAAAATTTAAATATTTACTTTCAGAATGGTTAAAATACGATGGAAATGCTGGTACTCCTTTCCCAAATAGACCATTTAATGAAGATGAAAATATTGATGGTGAATTATTAGATAGAGAAGAGTACGAGTTTTCATTAAAAAATGATGGCGAGAATCTTTTTTTACAAATACAAGCCAATCGTTGCTATAGATTAATAATATCAACACCAGATAATAAATTATATGAAAAAATTATATATGATTATTTAAATAGTAAATTTGAAAATGGAGATGTTTCTTTTAAACCAACGAATCCTAATCGTGGTAGTTTTCCACCTGTAACTTTGTAACTTTGTAACTTTGTAACTTTGTAACTTTGTAACTTTGTAACTTAAATTAAATAATATTGTAATAATTATTTAATTTAAATTAAAAATTCCATTGATAATACGCCATTTTCTATAGTTAAGATATTATAAGATATGGCAAAAACATGGATTTTTATTTCTGGATTGTTTTGTATTAACTTTAAAGCTAATGTAACGTCATTAAATCTAGATAAATTTAACGAACCTGTTGGTTGATTATCTTCTGGTCTTATACTAAACGGCATAGTATATATATAGTTCATTGGGATAACAGAATGAACGTTATCTGGGAATATTGTTCTATAATAAAATTCTGATAATTTTTCAAAACGATATTTTCCATCTAATAATAAAGATGCTTCTGTAAATAATGGTGATTCTTCTGGAGTTTTAGAATAAACAAAATAATTATTATTATCAATATTTGCCTTTTCAACTCCGAAAAATATAATTTCTTTACAAGGATGTGAAAATCTAAGATCGCAATTATAAGACGAAATATTAGCTGGTATTAATTCGTCGCCGTTATATTGAATTTGTTCAATAACATACTTGTGAGAATTTTCTTGAAATTGTTTTAATATAACATCATCTAAAAATATATATTCTGCATAAACATTTGAACTAATTATTGATGCGTATCCTGGTTCGTCTCCATCGTAATTTACACATTCTGAAAAATTTCGAAGTTTAAAATTAACCTTAATATCTTGTTGAAACATACTCAATAATGGTAAAGCAGAACTATATTGTTTAGTAAACCAAAAATCAAGAGGTATTACTAAATCGACTTCTTTTTTAGCATTTGTATAATTATTTACATATGTATCAGATTTTAACAACATAAAATTTTTACCTAATTTATCAGTATTTGTTAATTCATCCCAAGCATTCATAAATTGAGGATATAATCTATCTACTACAACTCCACCTATCTGTAATTCTATAGGTTCTGAAAAAATAGAATATCCTAATGTATCATTCCAACAAACATAATTTCCAGATATTTTATTTAATCGTGGTAATCGGATATGCAAATGTAATTTAGAAAGAAGATGTCCTCTTTTTGGTATTTCACAAGTAGTCTTTTGTCCAAATGTGGCTACGGTATTCATATTTAACTTTACTGTTTCTGTAGCAAAATTAACATATCTATAATAGTTGTACTTGAAAATGTTTATTTGTGGATCTTTTGTCAAATACACATCTTGTATACCAATTGCTTGTAATTGAAGAATACTTGGTGACATCTATATTAATAATATCGATATAAAAAAAAAGTAAAATTAAAACTAAACTAAAAAAAAAGTAAAATTAAAACTAAACTATAAACATAAATTTATTTAAAAAAATAATATATATATATATAATTATGGCATCTAAATTATGTCTTAAGAGGTTAAATAAGGAAATATTAATGTACCAAAAGGAAAATTTCAAGTTTCCTAATCTAATATTACGACATCAAGAAGATGACATATTACTTTGGTATTTTATAGTATATGATTTAAAAGAAACTCCTTTTGAAAATGGTGTATATTTTGGAAAAATATTATTAGACGAACAATATCCGTTAAAACCACCAAATTTTATTTTCATAACACCAAATGGGCGTTTTGAAACGAATAAGAAAATTTGTACTACATTTTCAGCTTACCATCAAGAAACTTATACAAGCACTTGGAATATAATGTCAATGATGACAGGTATGATTTCATTTATGACAGATATTGCACCAGATACTGGTATAGGTTCTATAAACACATCTGATACAGAACGGATTAATTTAGCAAAGATGTCATTGAATTGGAATAAACACGACGAATGTTTTAATAAAATTTTCCTTGATATAGACAATTTAATTTTACTTTAATCTAATTTTTTACGTTTTGTAATCCTTAGACCTAAATTAGGTTTTGATAATTTATCCCTTAGTTCAGCGTTAATAGCATCTTGAAACAAGGTATTTTCCTGACAATCGTATTTTAAAAATGGATTTCCATTATTTATGGGGTTAAATGGGTTTACAGCATAACCTTCATTTCCGATATGTAATTTACCAATATTTTCAATAACTGGTTCTAATTCATTAGAAAACCAATCAGAGAAATTATTTGTAACAGTTGTAAAAAAATCACATTCATCCCCTTGAGGATTACATTTGTATAATTTTTTCAATGTATCTTTTTTATTTGTATCATTATTTGTATCTTTATTTGTATCAGTTTGAACACAACCATCTACTTTTAGATTTGGATTTGTCATTGTTTCTATAGATTTAGTTTCCTTAACAATTAAAACTGGGATCATTGTTAATTCGTACATCACGTTTCGTTTAGTATCTTTTGAATTCCATACCCAACCATGTAAAATAACTTCTTCATCGCAAAATATATCACAACGATCATTTGTAATTATATATCTAAGATCTACTAAAGATTCTGTATATTTATTTTTATATTGTTCGCGTAATAATTCATAACATTTTACAAACCCGTACTCTTCTGTTAAATCATTTGTATAAATACAATGTGTATTTTCAATATTATCTTTGACATAAATTAATGATTGTATATTTTCCATTTTATATATTATACATAATATAAAATAAATTTTCAATTAAATCGTTTGTAAACTTTTCTGTTACTTGTAAGTTTTATTTAAGTTTTTTGTAAATTGAAGCAAATATTTAAAAAAAATTGAAAAACAAATATGGTATATAAATAAGGGAAATAATATACAAAATGTCTTTTTCTAAATATTTGCTTCAATTTACAAAAAACGCTGCTAATGAACAAACTCATTTATCATTTAGCAATGGTAAATACAATGTTCCTGATAATAAATACGAAGAATTTTACAAACGTTATTACAACATTATTTCTGATAATACAAATACGGAAAAGGATTCTCTTTATTTGATTGAAAAAGTATATAATTCAAAATTTGCATTTTTTATTGATTTGGATGTACCTAAAAAATCATTTTACAATTTATCAGACAATGATGTTTTGGACATTATTACTGCAACGCAAACTGCAATTTCCAAGATGTTTGTTGAAAATCAACTATTGTTAGAGTATATTGTATCAAAGAGAATCACTGCCAAAGGTAGTAATTATCATATTAATTTTTATAATTTGATTGTTAACAACACTGTTGCTAAACGTTTAATTACTACTATTTTGGAAAACAACACTGTATTGACTGATGATATTAAAAATTCAATTGATGTTTCTGTTTATAGAACAGGATTGCGCTTACTTGGTTCTAAAAAAATTGTAAAATCTAAGAACTCGGATAAGAACTCGGATAAGAACTCGGATAAGAACTCGGATAAGAACTCGGATAAGAACTCGGATAAGAACTCGGATACAGAAAAGGATACCGACGGTGTAGAAGCAGTGTATAAGATTTATGATTTAAATATTGGAAAATTTACAGAACTTGAAAATACAACATTTGAAAACTTTTCTAAAACAATTGTAAAAAGAAAAAGTACTATTGATGTTTCAGAATTGCAACAAAATAATATTACTAATACTACTAACTCAATTGAAAAACAAATTCCAGTACGAGGAATTAATAATGACAAAATTCAAACAGAATTAACTAAACTTTTAATAAGTATAAAAGAACAAAACGAATGCTTATCAAATTTTGACGTATCAATTACAAGAATTTATCTAAAACCAAACAAAATGGGAATTTATTGTTATTATGTATCCATTAACAGTAAACATTGTCCTTTTAAAGATCGTGAACATTCTAGAGACGTTAGCCCGATTTATTTTGAAATTAGTATAAATGGAATCTATATAAAATGCCACGACGAAGAATGTAGAAGACGTGTATTTCCAGATTCTGGGTTTAGTCTACCAGATGATTTTGAAACTGTATATCCTGAAATTTACCTAAGTATGACAACAAAATATTGGCGTTCAGAAGTTGTATTGACAGATGAAATGAGATCTGCTTTAGAAACAAGTTTAACTGGTTCACATTATTCTATTGCAAAAGCAGTTTTCCAAATCTATAAGGGTAGATTTCGTGTAGATGATGTAAGAAATACAGAATGGTTTGAATTTGGAGGAGTTAGATGGAAAAAGAGTCATTTGATGAATATTTTAATATCTGAAGAATTACCAAAATATTATAGAAGTATCAAGATAAGTGATACATCTGTTCAAACTAAAAATTTGCAAGATTTTTTAGTAAATACAGACAAAGTTGATGCAAATATGCGTAATCAAATGGTTGATAACATTATTTCAAAATTAGAAAATGTGGGTTTTAAAAATAATATTTTAACACAGATCGTTTATCTTTTTAAAACATACGATAATGATTTTTATACAAATTTAGATTCTACTCCACATTTACTTGGATTTAAAAATGGTATTTATGATTTTAGAGAAAGTCGTTTTAGAAATGGTACCCAAAATGATTACATTACATTTTCAACAGGTTATGATTACATTGATTATGATGAAACTTGTCCACATACACAAGATATTTATACTTTTCTCGGACAAATTATTCCAAATACACGTGTATTAGAATATACATTAAAGGTACTTGGAAAAGCACTTATTGGAGCACCAGATGAAAGATTCTATATTTGGACAGGTTTATCAGGTGCTAATGGTAAATCTACATTGGTAAATTTTTTGGAAAATACATTAGGAGATTACATTACTGGCGTCGACGTTTCTTTGTTGACAAACAAAAGAGGTAGTTCAAGCAATGCATCACCTGATGTTGTTAGACTTCGAGGAAAGCGTATTTTTACTTTTCAAGAACCAGAACACGACGATAAACTTAGAACTGGTATTCTAAAACAATACACTGGAGGCGATACTATTATTGCAAGAGAATTATTCAAAGCTCCCGTTACATTTAAATTACAAGGAACTATGATTATGTGCTGTAATGATTTACCTACAGTCACGAGTTGTGACGGGGGAACTTGGCGAAGAATACGTGTGGTGGAATTTAAATCAAGATTTTGCGATAATCCAATCAAAGATAACGAATTCAAAATTGATCCTTCCATCAAATACAAAATTAAAATGTGGCGACCATATTTTATGAGTATTCTAATTCATTGGTATGAAAAATTTTTGAATGAAGGAATGAATGAACCAGATGAAGTGAAGAAAGCAACTGCAAAATACAAAGATGACAATGACAAATTCAACGAATTCTTTGATCAAATCCTCGAAGAAACATCAAATGACTTTGAATCAAATAAGAATATTTATAGTCATTTTTCTACTTGGTGGTCTAATAATTACCCAAGTTCAAGAGTCCCAGATATCAAAGACCTCAGACGTGCAATGAAAATCAAATATGGAAATGAAAAAGAATCTATTATCAATGGTTGTATGAATTATGGTTTTAATATTCGTATTAAACAAAGTTTTAACGACGATATCCACGAAAACAATGAAGATTTGTAATTGACACCTCCATCTATGTAATTTCTAATAAAAATATTAAATATACGTTCAAAATCTTATTTAAAAATAATTATATTATAATATTATTAGAAAATGAATAAAATTATTACCCCCAAAGCAATTAATTTTAAAGAATTAGTAAAAAATTCAAATACGACTTTATCACTTAATGTCCAAACTAAAATGGTAGAAGTGATGAATGAAGAATTTACAGAATCAGAGCAACAATGGTATATAGCCAATCTATATGTTTATATGAATTACCACGCAACAAACGACTTTCCAATTAACTTGGAAAATGTATTTAAAATGATAGGTTTTGCAAATAAAGGTAATGCGATGAAGACGATTAAAAGTAATTTTATAGAAAATGAAGACTATAAAACTTTGCTTTTCCATACGGAAAAGCAAAAAAAAACAGATGAAAAAGCTGCTTTTCCCAATGGAAAAGCAGGTCAACATACTAGAAATCTAGGAGGAGCAGGATTAAACAAAGAAGAAATTATGTTAAATGTAGATACATTTAAGAATTTATGTATGATAGCAAAAACAGATAAAGGAAAAGCGATTAGAAAATATTATGTAAAATTAGAAAACATTTATAATAAAATTATTAAGGAAGAAATTGAAGAAAATAAAAAAGAAATTGAAAATCAAAAATCTTTGTTAGAAAAGGAGAAAGAAAACACTATCAAATTAATTGAAGAAAAAGAAAAAGAATTAATCAAAACACAAAAAGAACTTGTAANTTTAAAAAAATTAAAANCTAACAAATGGTACGATCAAAAACCTGGTGATACTATTTATGCAATCAAAGTTGATAATATTATNAAAATAGGAAAAACAAGAGATATTAAAGCNAGAGAAGCATATTATACACAAAATCAGACTGGTGATATTTTTTATATTAAAAAATGTCATAATTGCGATTTAAGTGAAAAGGTTATTCATCATATGTTAGATAAACACCGTGAAGAAAATAATAAAGAATGGTTTAATATATCTGACGAATTAGCTATTTATATTATAGATATAGCGTGTGATTTTTTAGATAATTTTATAAATTACAGTGAAAAGTTACCAATATCAAATCTAAAAGAATATTTGGATTTGTCTTATAAAGTTGTAAATCCATCTGATAAAAATGATTGTGAAAATAAAGAACCATTAAATAACAGTCTATTAAATACAGTTGTTAATATTACGTGTAACGAAGATAAAATGAAAAGATTCATACAAGAATTTTGTGAAATAGACCAAAATAATTACGCTTTAAGTTACGAATTATTAGGAGCTTATAGAATATGGTCAAAAGGATTAAATGCAACAGATAGGTCACAATTTTCAAAATTTTTGAAAAAACATTATAAATCAAAACGAAAATATTATAAAGAACACAATGAATCAAGTTTATTAACATATATAGGTATAAAGCCAAAAGATTTAAATATAACAAGACAAGATAAAAATACTTTACCAAAATATGAAGAATTCGTTTTAACAGAATGTAAATATAATTACAATTATAGAATCGGTTATACAAATTTTATAGATGAATACAAAACATGGTATTTAAAAAAATATCCAGATTATATTTTTTCAAAACAAGAACATTTCAATATGGATGCATATTTAAATCGTAATTTCCTAAAAGAAAAAATAAATATGCCTGGTTATAGAAATGTTATCGGAATTTGGGGCGTTCAATTAAAATCTGAAAATTCAATTACATTAGGTATAAATCCTACACATAGAAAACAACTAGTCAAAATAGATTATAAAACTAGAACTATTATAGAAGAATATAAAAGCCTTGCAATAGCATCAGATATGTTAAAATTAGATCAAAGTACTATTATAAACTATATAAAAAATAAAAGATTGATAAATGATACCTTACCAAATGTTTCGGTTCGGCAAGATAGTTTTATTTTACAATACAAAAAAGATACCTTGCATATAAATTAAAAGTTGTATATATATTATTTTTTTATAATATATAGACATATATGAGTGAGATCAATATTGAAGATGTCAATTTTGAAGATACCAATTTTGAAGATACCAATTTTGAAGATATCAATTTAGAAAATGTTAAAGAAAAGGATACTTTTATTTGGGAACCATTACAACCAGAATGGCAATCTAAATTACTTTGCAACACATTTGTTATAAAAAATTGTTTAGGAGATGGTAATTGCCAATTTAGGTCTATAGAAACAGCTTTGTCAAATGCTGGATGCAAAACAGACCACGAACGATTACGAAAATCACTTGTAAAATATATTAATAGTTTAGATAATAAAGATTTTTTTGATATTATTCAACTTTATAGAATTGAAAAACAAAATGGCGAATTTGTTGGAGACTGGGATCCGTTTAGTATTAAAAATAAAAGACAATTTAACAATGAATTAAAAAAACCTGGTTTTAATTTTCAAGGAGATCATATAACATTATCTCTTGTTTCAAAAGCACTGGGTTTAGATATTATTCTTCTTGATAATTATTTTAATATTACAGATTTAAGTAATCCTGATCAATTGCAACCAAAAGTAATTGTTTTATATTATGATAATAAAGGCCTTAACTTTAGCGGGCAAGGTACATCCGGGCATTATCAAACAATTGGAATTATAACAAAAAGAAAAAAAGTATATACAATGTTTAAAAGATCAGAACTCCCTGAAGAAATAGACAGGTTATTAGATAAACATAATTTTTTTTTACAACATATTCGAGATATTTGCAATAAAGATCTTGGTTGTAATAAATTACAACTAAATAATATAATTAAACAAGTAGAAGATAGAATTAAAACTAAAATATCAAAACACGATAAAATAAAAATTATACAAATAATAAGAACTATCTTGGAAAATGAAAATTACTTTAATGAAATAAAAACTAAAACTACAAAGAATTAACCCTGGATCTATGTAGACAAGGCGCCTTTTTATTTTCTTGTTTTTCTTGGAGATTTCATTTATAACTTAATGATGGCATAGAATTTTCGTATCTATGCAAACATAATTGTTAAAGGTACCTTAATTTATAATAATAAAAAAATTTTTTATATTAAGTTATAGTATATAATGAAACTTGATATAACAATAGAACATTTAGTAATGTTAGTAGCTATTCTTTACATACTTTATTTTATGATGACTGCTAAAGAAAACTTTGAACAAATTACAAATTCAAATTCTAAACCAAAAGACCGAGCTTGTGCACAAGAATCGATAAATTACGCATATTTAGATTATGTATTTGGTGGAATTAAAAGTCCTAGACAATAATGTTTTATGGAATATGGCGCAAATGGTTTTGGAATATGGCGCAAATGGTTTTGGAATATGGCGCATTCCAAGCAATGAGTGTGGTAGGCATATATTATATATTATAATTAATGATAATATTGGATATTAGGTCTTTATTATTAATGTTTTTTTATATTCTATATTATAATTAATGATAATATTGGATATTAGGTCTTTATTATTATTGCCAATAATGTGTTATTTGTTTACAAAAAATTGGTATATTGTTTTTGTTGCGTTGTTATTTTGTACAAGATTTATGAATAGTCCAGATAGATTACAAGAGGATATTAAACACGATAAATTTTATTCACCTGCATCAGGATATATAAAATTTATAAATACAGATAAAGAATTTGTTACTATTTCCATGTTTTTAAATATTTTTGATAATCATACACAATATATACCAACTGTTAGTTATTTAAAAAATATTGAACACAAGCACGGAATATTTGAACCAGCTTATTTAGAACATTCTGTTAATAATGAACGTGTTGTAAATACACTTTACAATCCAACTTATGATTTTAATTTTACAATTACACAAATAACAGGAATACTTACAAGAAGAATATTATCTTTACAAATTCCCAACAATAATAAATTGTTATACCCAGGTGAACGCTTGGGTTTTATTATGTTGGGCTCTCGTGTAGATATATCTATCCCGACAAAAAATATAAAACAAATATTAGTAAATCCAAATACACACATATCAGAAATGACCCCCTTATTTATATTAAAATCTTGATATTAAAAGCTTGATATTAAAAGCTTGATTATATTATACATTTCGTTTTTTATATGTTTTTTAATTGTATTCGTAATGTATAATATAATATATGTCTTTGATAAATACTACCTTTCTAGGATCTGTGTTTAAACAAGATCCAAAACCAGAGTGGATAAAAATAGATGGTGTTGTAATGGGAGAATCTCGGCAATATGGATATAAAGTAATAAATTCTCCAAGTATTGGTGCAATTTTGGATTCATTAATTAATGACCCGAATGCAAAATGTGTTGTTTACAATTGGAAAACTGCAACTGCATATGTTAAGATTGGTTTTGATATGAAAAATTCACTTGATAGTGCAAAAAATCCAGATTACACTACATTTATTCCAAAAAGAGCAATTGCACCTGTACCGGTTCCTGTACCTGTACCTGCACCTGCAAATTTTAGTAAATTTATGCCATATGTGGATGTTGGTGCTTGGCCACCACCTGATCTTGTTGATATATATAAAAAATCAGGTGTTAAAGCATTTACATTAGCATTTATAATTGCAGGAAATGATAATCAACCATCTGTTGCTGGAGCATATAGTTTAAATACATCGTTTTACTTGGATAAAATTAATGCAATTAGAGCAAGTGGTGGGGATGTATGTTTTAGTTTTGGCGGAGCAGCTGGTAGAGAAATGGCTCAAGTTATAACAAATGTAAATAGTTTAGTACAAGCTTACCAATCAGTTATCAATAAATATTCATTGAAATATGTTGATTTTGATATAGAAGGTAATGCATTAGTAGATCAATCAAGTATTGATAGAAGAAATCAGGCTTTAGTTATTTTACGAAAAAACAATCCCAATTTATATATAGCATATTGTTTACCAGCGACAACTACTGGATTAGATGGCAATGGGTTAAATGTATTGAGTAGTGCTAAAAAGTTTGGATTTGTACCAAATGAATTACGTATAATGACTATGGATTACGGTTCACCTGCTATAAATGGGTTGATGGGACAATATGCTATTGCAGGTGCTCAGGGTACACGTAATCAATTGATTAATTTAGGAATGTCAAATGTTACAGTGGGTATAATCCCAATGATTGGTCAAAATGACACACCAACAGAGATTTTTGATTTACAAGATGCTCAGGCAGTAGTAGATTTTGCTAAAAAAAATAGTTGGGTTAGCAGACTTAGTTTTTGGAGCATTAATAGAGATATTGCAAATAATACAGTATCATCTATTGCTAGTGGAAGTCATAGTGGAATCCGTCAAGTAGCGTATGCATTTTCAAATATTTTTAAACAAGTAAATGTATAAAAGAAAATGAAAATAATTTTGTAAATTATAATATATAAATGGCATCGAGGAAATCATTTGAAATATTCCTTTATAAAAATAAATTAAATACAAAAACATTAATTGATATTCTACCCGAATTATCAAGTAAAACGATTGAATTACTTGGTAAAGATCTAAATATAAATCTAAATGCAAATGCAAATGTCTCAGATTTTTATATTTTCAGTGATGGTGGATGCAAAGGAAATGGTAAACGAAATGCTAAAGCTGGATATTCTGTATTTTTTACAGATGATTTGGATTCACCATTTTATAATTTTAATACAACACGATTAGTTGTAACAGATCCTACAAATAATAAAGCAGAATTGTCTGGTATTAAATGTATTTTTAAAACTATTAATGAAAATTTAGATTTATTTAAGAATATAAATATAATTATTTGTACAGATAGTATGTATTCTATAAATTGTCTTGAAAAATGGTACAAATCTTGGATTAAAAATAATTGGAAAAATTCAAAAGGAGAACCTGTTAAAAATCAAGACTTGATTAAACAAATTTTAGAATACAAAACAAATATTGATAAAAATGATATCAAAACAACATTAAAACACGTATTTTCACATACACAGGAACCAAGTGATAAAACATCACTACATCATAAATTGTGGTATGGAAATAATCTTGTTGATGAAAATATTAACAAAATATTAAATTTAGAATGTTAGTTAATTGATTTTTATTTAAAATAAAATGAATAAAAATATAAATTAAAATAAATTACAATTTAAAATGATTTGCTTAATTATTTCAATTGCTCACCCCTGTTATAAACGACCAAGTGTTGAAACTAGTATTTATTTTTTTGAAACTGAACAAGAAGCTCTTTCTAAATTAAAAGACTCTAAAATTACATTTATTGCCGATTTTGATACAAGTGAAGATCCTAGAATTCAAACTTTAACGACAGATAGTTCTGATGAATTAATTGACGAATTCTTTAAAGAAGTATCTGACATTGACAATTTCTATCGTAATAGTTATATGGATAATCCACCATTTTTTTGGGAAATAACTAAAGTTGCAGCTGGTACAAGTATAAACTTTTAAAAGTTATTTTGATAAAACTTTTAAAAATACAAAAATACAAAATTATTTACTTGTAAAAATACAAAATTATTTACTTGTAAAAATACAAAATTATTTACTTCTAAAATACAAATTTCTTTTGTCAACACAAGATGCAAGATCATTTGATAGTCCTAGTTCTTGTTGTAATTTAATTAAAGCTCTTATTTCTTTCGGAAGACAACTTCTTGTATATCCAAAACCATCCATTCCTGGAACTACTGTACCATAATCACCAATTCTTTTATCTAGTTTAAATAAACTTTTTAAATTTTGATAATCAACACCCATTGTATCGCAAAGATCGTATATTTCATTAAAAAATGTAATTTTTGTAGCAAAAAATGTATTCAAAGTATATTTAAATAATTCACATTCTTCAAATGTTTTAAAATAAAATTCAAAAGGTAATTCAGTTTCGTCTAGGTACTTGTGTTTATAAAGATAATTTGTAAAAAGATCTTTCAAGTCATTTATCAAACCCCTTTGATTTTCATGAATCCCAAACAATACAAATTTAGCAGAATATATATCTTGTTTAAAAGAAACTTCCCTTAAAAATTCTGGACAAAATACTATATCTAATTTTTCATTATTATATTTATTATAAAGATCCCTAGTAGTACCGGGTTTAATAGTAGATTTTAGAATAATAATTGATCTTTTGTTAACAGCCAATGATAATTGTCCAATAACATTTTCAACAATGGATGTATCACACTTTCCTTCAGAATCACTTGGTGTAGGAACACAAATGAAATAATAGTTAATATCTGATGTACTTTCACTAAAATTAACAACCTGTGGTATATTATTAAAATAATTGAAATCTCCAGTTTTTAATTGTGTATCACATACATTAAATTCTACATTATTTTTTTCACATAGGAATCCACACGCAGATCCCACAAAACCATAACCTAAAATATTCACAGAAATTTTTTCTTTATTCATTTTAATTATTAGTTAAAATGATATTAAAAATCAGTTTTTAACTAATTAAATTTATAATGCATTTCATTCAAAGTTTTTCTTCTTCAGTAAAATGCTACTTTATTGTTGGTTCAACTACTTTTTACATTTTGTGCAAATTCAAGTGTTTCCATTGTTTGGTCGCAATAGTTTTCTTCTTGTCTTACGCAACATAATGTAATAAATTTAGTGGGTCTCCATGTAGTATCAGATTTATTTTTATTAGAAAGATTATCTAAAAACTTTAGTATAGGTATCATTAATGAATTATTTGACCCATCTATTTTTTCATCTTCATCTTTTGGTTGTACAAAGTAATTTTTGACTTTATACACTACATTGTACCTTTTATCAATCTTCTGTTTAGGAGTTTCCGTTTGCTTTCCATTTTTAAGATTAAAATAATAAATCAAATGATTAATAGTTTCATTAATGTAAAACCCTTCATTTAAAATTTCAAATACAGCACTTGGATCATAAGTATCTTTATATTCTGGTTTTAATGACCGTTCTACATTGCTTACCCCACCTACAGGAGATGGTGCCATAACACTTTGAATAGTATTACCTCTGGATGTATCAATAAATGTATTAAATATATCTATGGGAGATTCTCTTCCAGCAGTATCAACTATTGTTATATATCCAATTTTACCGTTTGTAAATTGTATTTCAAATACAAAATACAAGTGAGATCTACTTGAAACTTGATTATTTGGTGTCATTTTAATTCTTTTATGTTCAATTCTATACTTGTCAATGATATCTGTAAGGGCATATATGTCAGCTACTTTAAGATCTTTAATATTGATATAACTTGGTATACTTTTTTCAAAAACATTTTCATCTCGGGATACGTCTTTTAATTGAGGGACCTTGTTTATTAAATTATGTATGTTACCAGATACTTGACGATTATTGAAATTAACACGGTTATAATATTGTTCAAATAAATATTTTAGTTTAATATTTGAAACACCTTCTAAATTAGCTAATCCATAATGTAATATACCAGGTGATCCCTTACTTCCTAATAGACTAAAACTTTTTCCGCTACCACTTAGCCCATATCCAAATAAAACGATAGAATAGCCATCTTCTACTTGTTTAAATGTACTGTACAAACCAGGGCTTATAGAATCTGATGATTCAATTATATTATTTATATTTACTTGTAATGAATCTGAATTTGGTATAATAGTTCCTTGTTGACCAGTATATATATCCAAATTAGTATAATCTTCTTCAAATATACCATAAAAATCTCCAAATGAACGCCTTTCTTTATATTTTGTATCTGGATTAGATGAACAATCTATATTTAATGATTTCAACTTTTTATTTTCAACTGTTTGTAATTCTACTGTGTGATTTTTACTTTCTTTTCCTATTAATGGTTTGATTCTTATATAAATTCTTACGGCACCAGATAAATCTTCATAAATATTTGTTAAAAGTCTATCTTGTTCTCTGTAATCTAGCTTATTAACATTCCAATATTCTAATAAATTACTTAGGTCTCGACAAAAACTCTCAGGAACTCTATTTCTACTAGTTTTTGATTTTAAATATTCAAAATTAGGACTCTTTATATAATCTGACAAGTTTAAAAATCTAATATGATTTGTAATTTCAGTTTTTATTTTTTCAAAATTTGTTTTTATGGATGTTTTAATAGTATCATTTAAATTATTAAAAGATCCCAAATTATTACCAATAATATCATCTAGAATTTTTATAATTTCTTGTTTCCTAAAGAAAATATTATTTAGGGCTACAAAATTGGTAATAATACTATAACAATTATCATAATCAACTTGTGTTTCTATACGAGTATTGTTATTTTGTAATAATAATTTCTCAACTTCTTGTAATCGTTTTTGTAATGTTGCAATTTCCAATCCTTGTTGTTTTTTTTGTTGTTGTAATGTATTTATTTCAGATTCCATTTTAGAATTACGTTCTGCAAAAGATGATTTTTCAGACGTAAGATCTTGAATATTTTTATCCATTGATTTTATTTGTTCATCTTTTTCTGATAAATGTATCATTTGCTCATTTATCGTTTGTTTTAATGCAGTTTCTATATCAACTATATTTTGTTTTAACCTTTGTATTTCTTTATCTGATAAATTGCTTGATTCAATATTGGTATTTAAAACACCCTTTAGATTTTCCTGTACAGTTTTTAATTCTAATAACAGTTTTCGTTTATACTCTGTAACATCATAATTTATATTCTTAGACCACTCATTCCATTTCTTGTTGTAATCTTGTATAGCATTTATAATTTCTGTTTTTTCATTTAAAACTTTATCTTTACAACGTGTTTTATAACCATTCAATAATTGATTTTGTAATTCGTTTTGAGTTAACTCTTTTTTAACATTTGATAATTCGGATTTTATCATTTCAATAGCATTTTGTAATTCAGAAATAGTTTCTGTTTTTTCTTTTAATTTATTATCATATTCTGAAATAGTATCTTTATTGGACAATATATTATTCATCGACTCCTTTTCATTTTGTAATAATAAATCTAAACGTTCTTGTAATACTTTCCGTTCTTCTATATATTTTTGATTTATCCGTTCCAAATCTTGTATTTGTAAATCTTTGGATGTTACAAATTCCTTAATTTCATCTTTATACTTGTTAATTCCTTCTAAAATATCATCTTTTTGATTTATAATTTGAGATTTACATTCATCTAATTGCTTTAAAGTTAAAAGATACTGATCATTAATAATTTTAATTTTATCTTCGTATTGAGATTGGATAAAAATTACTTCATTTGATTTACTATCAAATAACGTTTTATATTCTTGAGATTTTTTATTATCCTCTTCCATTTTAATTTTTTTAATATCATTTTCAGATTTTTCAAGATCTACAGATTTTTCAAGATCATTAATTCTCATTTCAAGATCATTTACGATCTTTTTATGTTCAGATTTTGAAACGGTTTCTTCTTTATTTTCAAATAATCGTAATAATCGTTGTTTGTCTTTTTCAGCAAAACCCCTTACAATTGGTAATTTTTGTATAATAGTCTGCATATTTTCATTGGAAAGTAAACTTGTATCTATTGGTTCTATTAATTTACAAAGCGTACCATTTGAATTAATAAATCCAATTACCAAGTTATTATCATCAAGTATAAATGCAAGTGCCCTAGATTGTTGAAATTTAAATGGCGTAAATATTACTTGTGGATAATTTTTCTTTATGTAATCTATAATAGATGTAGAATCCATGTTTATTATAGTTTATATAGAAATTAATTGTTTTTAAAAAACTTTAAATAACAGTAATAGTCAAAGAACCAAGATGACCTACAAGTTAATGTAACCTATAATGTTATTTTTTTGATCTGATATTAAATTTAAATTATTTATAATCATACCATCTGTCAATAAATGTTTTTCTTGTTCTTTTATAATTTCTTCCTTTAACATTGGTTTACATACTTTATGTTCTGTATCCCATACTAAATTATAATGCGTACAAGGTAAGCATCTGTTTTCATTTGGATCTAGTTGCTCTCCTTCTAAGCATTGAATTTGTCTGATAATGTGATCACCTTCCTTTTCTGTTAAAACAGGAGCATCGATAATAGATTTTTCAAGATCTTTAAAATCAGATGGTTTTACAATTGTTATTGTAGGTAATGTATCCGCTATTTTTTCTTCAATTACCGGTTCCGGTTTAATTGGTTCAGAAACAGTTGTTAGATCAGTTGTTAGATCAGTTGTTAGATCAGTTGTTAGATCAGTTGTTGTCGGTTCAGGTTCAGAATCAGTTGTTAGATCAGGTGTTGTCGGTTCAGGTTTAACTGTTTGTTCAGAAACAATTGTTGGTTCAGGTTCAGAAACAG